AAAGGCTGGCGGCAATATTGCAAAAATACTGTCAGACACGGAAAGAAAGTTAAGCCAACTAAAAGCCTCTTTGCCAAAGGGCAAATACAAAAGATTTATCGAAAGCCTTGAAAAAGAATCAACAATGGCGGCGTCAAGGGGGCTCTATTTGTCTGGCTCTCAGACAGGAATGATAAAAATGGCAGAGCGTCAGATTGCTGAAGAGGGTCTTGGCGCGGCTGACGATGCCTTGCAGTCAATGAAAAGAGGCGGCGCAAGCGGCCTTATTGGCTCAATGATTGAGAGGGCTTTGCCTTTGCGTCAAGGTCTGGGCGCTAATACAAGAGAAGAGATAGGTAAGCGTCTTTTTGCTACTCAACCAGCGCAAAGAGCCTCAGCGATAGAAGAGATTATGGCAAAAAGAGCAGGCCGTCCCTCTGTGCAACCGCCTAGATTGCCAGCATCTCCGCCGCCAATAGGGTTGCGGGGGCTGGCGAGGGAGGGCTTGCCTGCTACTTCGCTTTTCGCACCAGCGCAAGAAATAGCCTCAAGAGTAACCCCGTCAATGCCTGTTCCCTCGTTGCTATCATCAGCCGAGGCAGGTCAGATTGATACGCCTCTAAGACTAAATACTGGGGCAATGCCCTTTGAGAGCATATACACTGCCCCTAGTGGGTCTACTTATGGTATAATGCCGTTAGAACTGGGCGGGTCAGCCCATCTTTTAGGAGAATAAAATGGCAAAGACAAAAATATCCGAATATGACGGCACTGCCAGCAACAATACTGATTTGGACAGTATAGCGCTGGGCGAGAACATTATGGTGCCAAGTGACCTGAACAACGCCCTGCGCGAGATGATGGCACACCTAGCCGACATGAACGCTGGCACATCTGCCATTCAGGATACCTTCACCCTGTCCGACCCGACAGATGACACCAAGCAGGTTCGCTTTGATGCTGAAGATATTACTACAGCGACAACTCGCGTCCTTACAGCCCCTGACGCTGATGTGACCATTGCTGGGCTTGAGGCGGCTCAGGAGTTCACAAAAACGCAGAACTTTAACGCCACTACCCTAGTGGACGGTGCGACTATCTCATGGGACGCTAGCGCTAATCAGGTGACATCTGTAACCATTACAGACAACCGCACTATAGCCGCCCCGACTAATCTGGTGGACGGCGCTGTTTATTTGCTGATGATTATTCAGGATGGCACTGGTAGCCGTACAATGTCGTTTAACGCTGTGTTTAAGTTCACAGGCGGCACTGCCCCGACACTGACCACCACTGCCGCCGCTAAGGATATTCTGGTATTCTACAGCGATGGCACGAATATGTATGAAATCGGACGCTCACTGAACGTATCATAAGGCGAAGGCATGACCAGCTTACTGAATATCGCAGGCAATATACCCGTATCCGCCGCAGTCGGAGGCCAATCCTTGCGCTTTGAGGACGGTGACAGTGCCTATCTGTCACGGACACCAGCATCGGCTGGCAATCGCAAGACATGGACATGGAGTGGCTGGGTTAAGCGTGGAAACTTAAGCATAAATAATTATCTTTTTGAAGGCGGTTCTGCTGATACTGATACTAATAGATTATTTTTTAGGTTTAACACAGACGACAAGATTTCTGTTCAAACAGGAACATCAATCTTATTGAAAACAGCCCAAGTTTTTCGTGATGTTAGCGCGTATTATCATTTGGTTTTTGTATGTGACACAACAAGTGCCACTGCTGACGATAGAATGAAAATATATGTCAATGGGGTGCAAGTTTCTTCTTTTGATACAAGAAACAACAGAAGCCAGAATGATGAATTAGGAATAAACCTTGCGGCTAATCATAGCGTTGGGTTTTCACATATTGATTCTGCTGGCTATCTTGACGGCTACCTAGCCAACGTCACCTTTATTGACGGCACTGCCCTGACACCCTCCAGCTTTGGCGAGTACGAGGACACACTGTGGAAGCCTAAGTCTGACACAGACATACAGGCACTGACATTCGGGACAAACGGGTTCTACCTACCGTTCAAGCAGACCACTGAGGCCGAAGGGTTCTCGACTGTGACCTATACTGGCAATGGCGTAGATGGACACGGTGTTGAGGGCGTGGGATTTGACGCAGATTTCGTTTGGGTTAAGCAAAGGAATGGCACAGAACACCATCAGCTTTTTGATACCGTTAGAGGCGCACCATTGTCTCTATCTTCTAGTGGCACTTTTGCTGAAAATAACAACGCACAAAGACTGCAATCTTTTGAGAGTGGTGGGTTTACTTTAGGCAATGATATTGCCGTTAATCAATCAGGCAAAAACTACGTTGCATGGTGCTGGGATGCTGGCTCTGGTTCTCCTGTCAGCAATACTGATGGCACTATTACTAGTTCGGTAAAGGCGAATACTGCAAAGGGCTTTTCTATAGCCACCTATACAGGCACTGGTGCGTCTGGTGGCGCGACAGTTGGGCATGGCTTATCATCAGCCCCTGAGTTTATTATCACAAAGCCGAGAAGCACAACAGGCGGATGGTTATCTGGGGCTACTGCTATTGGATGGACTAAGTATATTGCTCTTAATTCTACTTCCGCAGAAGTCACAGACGCAGACGCTTGGAACAATACAGCGCCAACCAACTCTGTTTTTAGTGTTGATTCTGCTGGCGGCAGTGGCTACTCAAATGGAACAGGCGTAACCTATGTAGCATATTCTTTCCACTCAGTCTCAGGCTACTCGTCCATCGGGTCTTACACAGGGAATGGGTCAGCAACAGGGCCAGTAGTCACCACAGGTTTCAAACCTGCGTTTGTTATGATTAAGAGAACTGATGGTGCAACTGATTGGGTTATTGTTGACAGTACAAGAGACCCATCTAATCCGATTGAAGATGCGTTAAACCCTAATCAAAGCTATGCTGAAAACACAGGTTATGACATTGACTTTGACAGCAATGGCTTCACGATTAAAACAACCACTAGCTACATGAACGCAAGCGGCGGCACATATATCTACATGGCCTTTGCCGACACGAGAGATGCTACCTTCTTTGGCGATACCAGTGGCAATGGCAACAACTGGACACCCAACGCCCTGAACAATACTGATGTCGTGCTAGATGCCCCTGTTAGCGGCGGTAACTTTGCTACTGCTAATCCTATTGACCCAGCAACAGATGCAACATTATCAGAGGGCAATTTAAAATGTGTCTGCCCTAATACTGGGTCAAGGGCGGCATTTGGAAATTTTGCTGTGTCTAGTGGTAAATGGTATTTTGAGGGCAAAATAATATCCACTGTTTCTAGTAGAGGTGTAATTGGTGTTGCTAGTGTAAATGATTATGCTACTTATGCCGATGGTGGATGGGTTTGGTATTATGGGTTAAATGGACAAATTTATTACGGTGGCAGTGGTTCTGCGTATGGAAGCAGTTTTAATACCGCAGTGATAGGTGTGGCATTAAATATGGATGACAGGGAAGTTACCTTTTATCTGAATGGCGTTTCGCAAGGTGTGAAAAATCTTAATAATTCTACAGATGCTTTTATTCCGTTGCTTGCGCATGGACAAAGCTCAAACTCCACAACATCTATGTTTAACTTCGGTCAGGACAGCTCCTTTGCTGGTCTTGAAACACCGCAGGGCAACACAGATGACAATGGCGTGGGTGACTTCCAGTATGCGCCGCCGTCAGGCTTCCTTGCGTTGGCGACCAGCAATCTGCCAGCCACTACAATCACTACGCCAGACGAGTATTTCAACACTGTGCTATGGGCTGGCAACAATACAACAGGCCATGCAATAACTGGTGTAAATTTCCAAAGCGATTGGACATGGATTAAGCTTCGCAACGGTGCTTCTGGTCACAGACTTGTTGATTCTGTTCGGGGTGTTACAAAATACTTAGACAGCACTGGAACATCCGCAGAGACAACAAACACAGACAGAGTTACTAGCTTTGATAGTGATGGGTTTACACTAGGAAATTCAGCTACAGTCAATGGCTCATTTAATTATGTTGGTTGGAACTGGCTAGCTGGCGGCACTGCGGTCAGCAATACATCGGGGACTATCACCAGCCAAGTCAGCGCAAATACTGATGCAGGGTTTAGTGTGGTGACTTACACTGGCAATGGAACTACTGACCAAACAATAGGGCATGGGCTTGGTGCTACTCCTGACATGATTATCGTAAAGAAAAGGTCTACAACTGGAAACTGGCTTATCTGGCACAGGTCTGTTACAAGCGGCAACGGCAAATATATGTTTCTTGATTTGACTAATGCCTTGAGTGGTCCTTCTGTTGTTCGAGCTTGGGACAGTACAAATACAACAACTCAGTCCAGCACGACTACTTTTGACGTAGGGGCTAACTCAACTGTAAACGGGTCTGGGTCTGATTATGTAGCGTATCTTTTCTCAGAGGTTGAGGGCTACAGCAAGATAGGCTCATACACAGGCAATGGCTCGACAGACGGCACGTTTGTACACTGTGGGTTTAGGCCAGCATGGATTATGGTGAAGCGTACCGATAGTACATCTAACTGGTTAATTCTTGACAATAAAAGAGAAGGTTATAATCCAGACCAAGATGGTTTAGATGCAAACGGTTCTGGCGCAGAAGGAACGGCAGAGCAATCTGACTTTCTTTCTAATGGATTTAAAGTGCGTAACAATTCATCTGGAAGCAACGCATCAGGCGGAACATTTATATTCCTAGCCTTCGCAGAAGCACCTTTTTCAAAATCCAACGCCCGATAGGAGATAGACATGGCATGGAAATACGGACATAAAACTATCCGCCTCGGCAGGGGTTGGACAGACAATGATGGCATACAGCACCCAGCCAACTGGGGTAGCTGGTCAGACGAGCAGAAAACTGCCGCAGGGTTGGTATGGGATGCGTCTGCTACACCAGCACCATACGATAACCGCTTCTGGTGGGATGCTAACACCGCGAAGGCTCTCGATGACGTTAACGAAGTCGATGAGGATGGCAACCCCATCCTAGACCATAACGGCGACCAGCTAGTAACGCTGGGGCTGAAGAGCGTCTGGAAGAACATCACAAAGGAACGTGCTGGCAACCTATTAGCACCGACTGATTGGCAAGTGGTGAAGGCGGCAGAGGTTTCTGACTACACAGTGCCAACAGATGTGACCACCTACCGTGCGGCTGTCAGAACAGCCTCTAACACGATTGAGGCGTCCATTGATGCTACCAACTCTCACAGCGCCTTCTTGGCACTGCACGATACGCCAGTGGACGCTGATGGCAACGCTACAGGCAACGCACCAATTAATGATTGGCCTGCGGAGCTATAGATGGACGGAGATGCAATGATGTTCTGGAACATCGTCCTGACACTGGTTGTTGCCCCAGCACTGTGGGCGTTCAAGCAGTTGTATGGCGAGGTCAAACGAATTCAGATATTGCTCAATCAGACCCGCGAGACTTATGCGCGGAGGGATGATGTGCGTGAGGATATGGGGCAGGTAATGCAACACCTCAATCGCATAGAGGACAAGCTAGACAATCTCCTGATAAAGTAGGCCGCTATGATAGACCCCGCCACCATAGCCCTAGCCAGCACCGCTTTTGGGCTTATCAAGAGGGGCTTTGCGGCAGGCAGAGAAATCGAGACAATGGCAAAGGACGTATCCAGATGGATGGGTGCTTGCCACGATATAGAGAAGGCTCACGGCAAGGCTAAGAGCCGGAGGTTTGGCGGGTCTGTCGAGGAAGAGGCTCTGGAGACTTGGGCGGCGCTCAAGAAGGTGAAGCAACAGCGAGAAGAGCTACGACTTTATATGCTGTCCATCAACCCGCAGGCTTGGAACGAGCTAGTTCGGCTGGAGGGTCAGATCAGAAAACAGCGCATAGCCGAAGAGGCTGAGAGGCGCAGAAAGCGTGAGGAAGTCATCACATGGTCAGCGGTAGTAGCTGGCATCTCTGTGGTTATGATCATTGTGGTTCTGATACTGTCCAGAATATTCCCATAAAAAAAGGAGGCCGAAGCCTCCCCCTTTGAAGTGCGGCAACTAGGCCGCGCTCCTGTGTTTGTTTATGAACCGAGTTAGCTGGTTATATTCGCGCTGGTGCATTTTCAATTCCTCACCCTCCGAATCATCCAGCCATTCTTGCGAGATATACTGATGATGCTCGGCTTCTTTGACGATATAGGCGTCTGTGAACTTCTCGTTCACTTCCTCCATTGTGCCGCTTGACAGATGACCATCCTCAACATCAATTCTGCTGAACTGATAAACAAGCTGGTCACACTTGAAAGCGTCCTTAACTATTTGGCGAATTTTTGTCATTTGTCACTCCCTGACGCTTGACGTTGCCCCTCTTGGGGAGGGTTTGTGGAACAGCCCACACCTTATTATATCACAAAGTTAATCTAGAGTAAAGTATTTTATTTAATCTAAAATTAACAAAGCGCTTGACATATCCTTATTTGCTGTTAATTCTATATTAACAATAGCCAAAAGGAGATGGATATGACAAAGCCTATCTGTTGGAAACGATTTGATGTACGCTTTTCTGTGGGGGAGATTGACTCCCTCATAGAGAACCTGAACGAGCAGTTTCAATACGCTGATCACAATGGCACACCTATCAGCAGAGAGTTGCTCAGAGCCTACGACAAGCTCGTATGGCGCAGAAACTATGTAGGAGTGAGAGATGTGGCTTACAGAGTACAGACACAAAATAAAGCAACGCCCAAAGCGGGGTGATTGGATAGTTCAGATCTTCATGGGTAGCAAGCTAGTGCAGGCAATACCATTTACAACTTGCACATCAGCGTTATCTTTTGTAGAAAGGAGAGAGGACTGTCAGCTTTCGACTCCTTTCTGATGTCAGTCCTTTCCTCCCTGACTGCCCCCTGTGCTTCGGCATGGGGGGTTTTCTTATGACTTGAACTTTCGGCCTCTAAAGAACACGATCAGATTAACGGTGGTATTCAGCGTAACCATAGCCACCAGCCAGTATTGCAACCATTCCGGCATTACTTCTTCACCTTACTCAGCCCTCTTAGGCCAAAGGAAGCCGCTATAGAGGCGTACATAGCCCACTGGAACCATTCGGGGGTTTTGTCCAGCGCATCGAAGCCTCGCTCTACAAACGGCTGTAGCGGCGGTATAAAGCACATTGCGATTATGGCTATGAACAGGATAGTCCATGCTTCGTCCTTCCAGCTATCCTTGCTGGCCTCAGCCATGACCTTTTCCCAGCCAGCTTCATGCGTGGCGGCTACCTTCATCACCTCAGCCTCGGCCTCAGCCTTTGCCACAGCGACCTTGTTCTTAGCCACTTGCTTCTCAGCCTTGCCCTTGAGCCAGCTACCAGCAAGCTCACCCACAATGGGTATCAGTGCCTGTATCATTTTTCTTTCCCTAACCAGATAGCAAAGCTACCCGTCAAAGCCCCGATAACCACGCTACAGAAGCCACTGGCTTCGACTGTCCGGCTGGCAATGTCCAGATCGTACATATACCAATCAGCCACTCTGTAGGCCATTACAATCATTGCTAGGAAGGCCAGCCGAGGCATTACCTTCCACTCGTCCATTATGGTTGCCATTTGCCTGTCTCCATTTGCTTAGATAATTCTGCGCTCCGGCCTTTGACTTGCTTTGCCCATTTCGAATCCAGCATCTGCTTTGCGGCTTCGGGGTAGTCACCCACATCAAGAGCCTGCTTCATCTTCAGAAATTTATTGAAGTTGGTCTGACCCATATTGAAAAGCATATTCACGATAACCGCCTTCCGCGCATCGTTCAGGCCAGCGTACCAGTTGTAAGACTTGGCGGCAGTCATGTATGTATCCAAGTCATTCATCAGCAGATATTCTGCTTCATGGTCTGACAAACCGCCGCCTATCTCTGGGCTAATCAGCCTGCCATAGCCAATCGTTTCGTATCCGAGGTGGTCTTTGTAAAGGATGTGTTTGCCCTTTTCCTTGACACTGCCCTCATGCTTTTTCAGTTGCTTTATCAGCTTGTCTACACTGTCATCCATCATATCGCCTCATCAAACTCGCCCTGCATCAACTTAGAAGCAGTAACGCCCAGATTGTACATAGCATCCGTCATTTCGTTATCGCTGGCCTTGCCCCGCGCACTCATAAACACCTCAATAGCATCACCCGTTTGTGGGCAAAAGCTAACGGTTACTGCCATTCCGGCTCCCACGTTGGTTGTTATGCACGGTCTGCGATTTGGAATTTGTCTCATTTATTATCTCCACTGCTCTAGCCCAGCTATCTGATTCGAGGTCTGGCGCTTCAAAAAATGTTGTGTGCTTGGTGAACTTCTTGACGTTGATAGAAGTTACAGGCAAATACCATACCACCCTTTGCTCTGTGCTGACCATAGCCAGAATGTCATAGTCGGCTATTGTCGGCAGTCTTTTCTTGCCGCCCAGACCTGTTTGAAAATGCACTCGATGCTTGTGACCCGAATCTTGCCGACTTGCCTGACAGGCTTTGACCTGCACCCGCATCATCTGCCCCGTGTCTGGATGCCATGCCACTAGGTCAACAGCGTCCTGTTGGGCTAGGGCTACCTTCCACCCTCTCGCCAAAACAGAGGCGGCGGCTATATATTCTCCAGCTAGGCCGGATGTTGTTTGAGATAAAGTTACGTCTGCTACAAATTTATTATGCAGGGTCATCATGCGCTATAAGGTCATCCAGATAGAACCGAGCTTTCTTTAAATCTTCCAGCCCGTTTTTGTGGTTAAATCTCCAGATGTATTTTAGCACATTTCCTTGCACATAGTATTTGTAATTGTCACCGAGCGCCGCACGGATAGCGTCTAGGCACTCGATGTTTCCGCTGGTGTAATGTTCTGGGTGATTGACAGGATCAGTCATCTTGAACCCTCTTCATTAGCACTGCGTGTTGGCTATGAGGATAAGACAGGTGGGAGACAATAACCCACCCGTTTTTCTCGTATTTTTTTATCTCGCCATGGATGACGTACCTAAGTGTCATGCGGCTAGACACTGCTCGATTTCCTTTAAAATTCGGCTGGTTTTTGACCTTCCCCGCCCTCTTTTGTCGAGCTTCTTGCAGGCATAGTAGACGGTGGAATGGTCACGCCCAAATGCCCTGCCCACTTCTGGATATGAGCAACCCAGCAATCTGACTGACAAATACATAGCGATGTGTCGCTCTTTTGCGCTGGTTCTCCGCTTTGCCAACAAGTCCAAGATTGACACTCCTGTGACTTCGCTGGTTGCCTTGATGACTTCTTCAATGCGCTGGTCATAGTGCATCGAAGGGGATTGTCTCTTCGTTTTCCCGAAGACGTTTAAGATAATTTTCTCTAGCACAGACATCGTTACAAAACTCCTCTCCCGCTAGTGTGATTGTTCCCTGATACCGATAGTTGAAGCGGTTTCCGCAATAAACGCAGTCGGCATAATTATCGACTGTTGGATAGCGCGATTGCTTTGTTTTCCGCTTCTCCCGTCTAAACATTAGAAGGGAATCTCATCGTCCATTGCCTGACCTGCACCATTGCTGGCTGGCTTTTCCTGAAACTCAGAAATCTTCAGGCCAAGGTATTTCTTGCCAGCCTTTGATTCGTTGTTCCACGCAGACAGGCTATACTTAGTGCCGTCAATCATGATCGTGCCGCGCATATCTGGGCGCATATTATTATCACCCTTGTCGTTTTCGAACAGTGACCCTGTCATGTCCTTCATCTGATATTCAGCCATTTAATAACTCCTGTTTCTTTTTGGTGAATAGCTCTCTGTCACTCGCTGACAGCTTTAACTGCACCCGATTATACAGCGCCTTGAGGCTGTCCATGTCGGGGCATAAGGCCACCTCATCCGCAATGGACAAGGGTGACGTTATCTTGTTGAGGGGTTGTGCGACATCAGGACGCTCTGAAGTTGTAAAGACATCACGGTTTTTTTCGGTTTGCCCTGACGCCGCTTCCCTCCCTGCCTTCTGCTCGGAGTTGTCCGAGCCAGCAGAAACTGGTGATGGTGCTGGCATATCCTCGCCAGCATAAAGATGTAAACCCAATCCCGTTGACATACTGATCGCCTTAGCCATGCAACGCTGTATAGAGGCGTTTACCTCAAAACTGTTTGGCTTTTGAACAGGCCGATTGGCATGGTTCAGGATTGGCATAATCTCTGTGGTAGCTGGTTCATCCTTGCCCAGCGTTACCGTTACCTGCACATAGGCATAGCCCTGTGCATCAATCATGTATGGCAGATAGGTTTGGTCTGCCTGCTTGAAGATATGCTTAGTAACCATAGCATCTGGAACGTGCTGTTTTAACAGCCGTAGGGCATGCGCCCAGCTAAGGTAGGTGAAACCGTTTTTCTTCTCGACAATTTTACGAGTGTCAATCTGGCTCATGGTTGCGAATATATTGCTCATGTTTTCCATAACTCCTTTGCTTCTTCTTTAAACTCTGAATCCCAATAGAACGGGTGCTGAAAGTCTGGGTCTACCAGACCAGCTAACACCTTTGGATCATCCGATACTTTTAACAGGTTCTGACGGCGGATAGCCCTGCCGCGCATCTCCTCAAGACAATATGCCAGATACTCCGGCTGTAGTTCCTCGCAGTTGTCAGGGGTAAATAATGTCGAGCCTGTCGCAGATACATAGGCAAGGTTCGGCTCTAAGCCTGTGGCCTTTTGATATATGGATACTTGGCACAGATGTTCGAACTGTGGCTTGGCTGGCAATGCCGCCTTAGTCCAGCCTCTTGTGCCGTCCTTCTTTATCTGCCCTCGGCGTGGGGCTTTAGTCTTTACCTCACAAAAGCGATCAGAGGCGCACAGGTCTATGAATCCCATCACTGGTAGGTCTACACCATCTAAGGATACCTCGACTCTGCGCTCCTCTTCTGCGCCCCCGTATTCACTGGCTAACAAATCAACGCCGTTCTCAACAGCGCCAGCGATTAATTCGCGATACTTGTCGCGCTTATCTTCTGGCTCATCTTCTGGGGCATCGTGAAAATCAAATGATAGATAGGCTTGCTCAACAGCAGAATCAAAGTCCAGCCCTAACGTCAACATGGCCTGTATTGCACCATGCACCGCTGTACCAAATGCGGCGTTGTACCCAACCTTTATAGCCCTGCGCTGTTGCCTGTTCAGATAGATGTATTGAAACATCCAGACCGCCATAGGCCGCAGTAACTGACTTGGGCTGTAATGCTCTAACTTCTCTGCCATAATCCCTGACTAACTTTTCGTTTTACAAAACGTGCTTATTACTTTATTAGAGGTTATATATGTTATTGTCAACTATTTATGAGGAGTTCGATGTGCATCTAGCTAAGTGGCTGATAACAAAGGATATGAAGCAAGCAGACCTTGCTCGGAAAATGAATGTAACCCAGCCATGTGTCCACGCTTGGATATATGGAGTGCGTCCACCAAACGCTCGACACATGATGGAATTGTATCGTATGTCCGGCGGCAAGGTGGGGCTGAAAGATTGGTGTGAGGTGTTTCATGGCAAACAGGCATAAGGATGATTTTTATCCAACCCCTGAGACATCTATCAGACCGTTTTTAGATCTGGAAATGTTTGAGGGGGATATCTGGGAGCCTGCTTGCGGCGATGGTGCTATCAGTGCTGTGCTGAGAGAGCATGGCTATAATACGGTGGACACCGATCTAAATGATTGGGGGTTTGGCACATCTGGCAGGGATTTTTTGCTGGAACAGAAAGCTCTTGCCCCGAATATAGTTACCAACCCGCCATATAAACACGCTCAGGCTTTTATACAGAAGGCGATTGATCTGGGTGTTAAGAAACATTGCTGGCTGTTGCGGTTGGCTTTTTTAGAGGGCATCAAGCGGTTCAACCAGCTTTATTCTAAGCACCCGCCATGCCGGATATATGTGTTTAGCAAAAGGCAGACCATGATTCGCGCTGACCATGATGCGGCTTGGTACGGCTCTGGGAAAATGGCGTTTGCATGGTATGTGTGGACAGATGAAATACCAGACACAACGGAGATAGATTGGCTATGAAGCATAGAAACAGAGATTGGGAAACTCAGGTTAGAGAGCATAAGCGTCAGATGGACAAGTGGGATGAGATTATGCCGGACGGTGCATTTCAAGACGCTGATGTAACCGAAAACCTGACAGGTAAGGCTCCGAAGTTGCCGACTTACTTGCCGCCAAAGGGGAGAAGTTCTATTGACTAACGGTAGAGTGAAGGGCGCTAATTTCGAGCGTGAGTTGTGTCGGGCTATTATGGATGGGCTTGGTATAGACGATGTTAAGAGAGACATCGAGCAGTATAGAGCCAGTCTGCATGGTGATATCATCGGGGTGGATGGCTGGAGCATAGAGGCAAAGCGGTATGCGTCCGGCACTACATACAAGCCGCAATGGTGGGAGCAATGCACAGCGGCGGCAGACGCCACTGGTTGCCAGCCTGTCCTGATATGGAAGTATGACCGTCAACCGATCCATTGCCTTGTCAGGATGTCCAGCATTAGTGCTGATTATGCTGGCATGGATTATGTGGCGCAGGTGGATTTTGAAACGTGGCTAATGCTAGTGAGGGAGAGTTGGGCAAATGTTTAAGGCTTTAATTGGTATCTGTGTGGTTACTCAGTTCAATGTAGAGGGCGGGTCTATCTGTTACTTGGCGCAGGACGATAAGGGGTTCAAAACGCACCTCGCCTGTATGCAACACGGCAATATGATAAAGCGAAAAATGGTAGATGATTTTGTGAAAATGAACGGCAACTCAGCCGCTGTAATAGGTCAGGCGGCTTGCATGGAAATGAAGGGGGACACTGAGGCATGAAGGAAAAAACTGCGGCAGATATGACAGTCGAAGAGTTTACAGCGTGGCTAAAACAGCGCAAGGCGCAGATGCTTCAGATTGAAAACAGGTTGCCAATGGGGTCTGACAGGCATCAGAGACTGCCGAAGATGACGCCGTTGATAGCCATGCAAACCAGACGGGCTATGCAGAGAAGGCGCAACCCATGAACAGGCCGCTGTATGAAACCGATGCAGACTTGCAACGGGAGCAGGCAGTTATAGACCGAATTTGCAAGGGGGGTCAAAGGGCAGAGAAACTGCCGATTCACAATCATCTGGACTATGCTATTTTTAATGGTAATACGCTGGCGGCGTTGGTTGAGATCAGATGCCGGAATAATTTTATGACTAAGTACCCCACATTTTTTTGCAATCTGTCCAAAGTTATGTCGGCTAGGCAGTTATCAGAGGCTTGCAACACGCCAGCTTATCTGTTTGTGCAATGGTCTGACCGATTGGCATATATAAATTTTGACGCACCCTACACAGTACAGTATGGGGGCAGAAACCAGATGCGAGATTGGCAGGATAAGGGCTTGCTAGCGCATTTTGAGATAGGGCTATTTAAGGGAGTCGGAAATGAGTGATAGCTTAATTGTACGCAGTTCGCTAAAGGAAAATTTTAGCGTTCTGCCTAATGAATTGATGAATGATAACCGATTATCGGCGGATCAGCTTGGCCTATTGGTCTATCTGTTGAGTAAGCCATACGATTGGCAGGTGCAAGTAACCGAATTACGCAAACGGTTTGATGTCGGCAGGGATAAAATAAGGACGATTCTGGCCTGCTTGGAACAGTACGGGTATATCAGCAAGGAACAGGTAAGGGCAGAGGGTAAATTTGCTACAAATCGTTATGTTGTCTCAGATTCACCGTTGACTGAAAAACCGTTGACGGTAAAACCGTTGACGGCAAATCCGACACTTACTAAAGACAGAAGTAAACAAAGAACAGAATCTACAAAATCCAATAAAGGGGCGAAACAGAAATTAACTGATTGGCAACCAACCGATCAGGACAGGCAATATGCAACCGATTTAGGCTTGGATGCAGAGGAAATATTAACCGATATCCGGTTATGGGACGAAAAGAACGGAAATAAGGCCGCTTATGCTTCATGTAAGGCTTTCTGGCAGGGTTGGTGCAGAAAAGAAGGGAAGGCCACTCAGAGGCGCTCAAATCGCCAGCAATCGGTATGTAAGACTGTGCTATCCGATAAGCAAAAGCAGTATGCTGAGACAGTGGCTGAAAAGATGTGGAACGCATACAAGGCTGAGGGGTTCTATTATCAGCCTATTCTGACCGATATTCTGGCCTTTATGGCAACGGATCAGACCGATAAAGACTGGCTGGCTATAGGTAATGGGCTGGATAATCCGATAGATAGAGGCTGGATGTGAAAAAGCCCCCTAGTGGGGGGCTTCTTCATCTGATTCAACGTAGCCATAGCCTCGGCATATATGGCACTCTTGGACTGCGCTTTTTAGATAGCCGCCATGCTCATAATCGACAACGGCTATTTCATATTCCAGCTCGCCATCACCGTGACACATTTCGCAAAGTTTCTCAAACATAGTCAGGATCTCCCACTAATTTGCTAACCGAATCATCCGGCTTGCCGTAGGTAGCAACCGCCCTGTGCAGGCGGTGCTGG